TTCACTTTCAAGCTTGCTGGTATCATCTGCTTCTTCAAGAGCTGGATCTTCTTTCCCCCAAGTTCCATCTTCTCTTGCAGTAATCCGGAAATAGTTGGCAGTAAGTCCAAGGTTAGTGACCTTCGGAATCAGGGCCTTAATTGGAGTAAACCTCCGAGTAATATCAATTACTCCGCTGTCATACGCCAGAGGCATAGGCACATATCCAGCACTTCCACTGGCTGCCCCTACATTGCTTGCTTTCTGAACTGTTCCGAAAGTCCTTTCCTGCCAAGTCTTTATGACTTCAGGCATCTCTGGGAAGCAGTCTTGTCCAGCCTCTAAAGGCCCGCTGTACATAGTCTCGTGAGGGGTGTCCCCAAAAGAAAACTTATAGACCCCTTCAGTGTCTACTGCTCCAGGGTTTACAAATTTCGCTACTCCTGACATTTTACTCATCTCCTCTTATCTCAGGGAAAGCACACTTCAGTACATCCCCAATTACATCATTTCCTTTCTTTTCAACTGCCCCGGACTTCTTAAACTTCTGTACATCGAAATCCTGGAACCCTTTAATCAGAGGTGCACCCTCCAATTCCTTGATCCGGTCTTCCAAAGGCTTTACAGCCTCGGCAACAGCTGCCTTTACAATCTCTGCCAGGCCCTCGCCCTTTCCGATACTCTCCAATTTCTTCTCAACCTCTACTGATAGCTCTCCCATCTTCTTGATATCAGCAGGTGACGGGCAATCCTTTAAAAGTCCGCTTACTTCGGTCATCTTCGCAATCACGTTATTGATCATTTCTTCAGTTATTTCTGGCATTTTGTTCATCTCTCCTTTAGTACGGGAAATTCTGAATTACAATTTCATCTTCCTTTTCATTCATCTGGTTATAGCCAAAGGTCAATTCATTCGAATTTACAACTTGCCCCTTTTCTATATCCTTTTCCAATGCTAAACTCACCCAAACTTCTAAGTCTCCGTAAGTTTCTTGCATACTTTTCAATCCGGCAATCATCTCTGATACTTTCATTCTTTCTCCATCTTCTCTTTCTCAAGTCTCTTCTTCTTTTCTTCTTCTGTCTCTTCCTCTTCTGCTCCACAACCCTTAGTAATCCAATTTGGGAGACTATCAAACGCCTTAAAGGTATTAACTCTTTCACATAACTTTGCACACGCTTCTGCAAGCTCTGCAGAGGACTTCTCAAGGCTCTCCTTATTATCCTCTTTCTCTTGCCCTGCGGCCTTTAAAACCGTGAAAAAGCACCCTTTAGCTGCTGGAATATCAACGACACTTGTCTCCAGCCAGGCCTTCATTATCAATCTATCCCCTACTTTCTTTTCCAGCTTTCCTCCTATTGATAGCCCCTTATAAATCCTGTCTTGAACTGCATTTATCATCCATCCTGGAAGCCCATCTAAGAGCTTAATAACCAAGAATGGCGTTTCCCCAAAGGAAGTTACTACTTCTTCACCTTTTGAATCTTTTGCTTTATAAATTACTCTTCCAATAGCTCCTTTCCACTGAGGTGTTTTATCGTGCATAAACTTAACAACAGGATTCTTCATATAAGTTTCAAAACAAGCCTTTAGACTCGCTTGATCAAGAATCTCATCATCCTCGTCCTTAAACTCATTGGATGCTTCTCCTGCTATAATTAAGGCTCCGTTTTCATCAGTGAAAGCTTTTGTTATTTCAAGATTATACTCCCAATTTAAATCAGCCATTTTCTCACCTCCTTTACCCTTTTATTTTATGCCTTCCGCACCAATCATCCTTATAAACTACTGGAAAGCCTTTCATAGTTGGAGCTCTTGCTCTACATCTTCCTAACTTCTCGTTTTTCGGAACATAATACATACAAGTATTACAGACAAAAGTTTTCAAGTCTTTCCAGTTATCAACGGCCATACATTAATTCTCCTCTATATTCAATTTCTTTCGGAAGTTCAAACAGCGGAGCCTCATAACATCTATCATTAGGCCTCATATGGGGAATCATATATTTCTCCCCAGTCTTTGGATCAGTATAAGGTTCATTAATACCCGTTATCTGGCCATCCATTCGCTTACTATCCTCCCCTGTATACCTATCAAAGTGAGCTTTCCACATTCTCCACCTTACCCCCTTCCTCTGCCATCCCGCCCTCCTCCCCTCCTTTGTAGCCACCAGAAACTGATCCCTTACCAGCCTCTTAATTTCCCAATCTTTAAACCCTTCATCAAACAGCTCTTTCATCCGGCCTTGTATCTCACCAATAGCAGCATTTTGACTCATCCCCTCTTCCATCATTGCTCTTACTTCTTGTTCTAAAGCTCCGCCTTTATGAGCCAGAACACCCTTAGCTCTTCCGATAGTGCCCTCACTTATAGCTCTTGCCCTAATTCCAATACTCATAATAGCATCTTTATCAGGGGTCATTATGCTATCCAAATTCAAATCTTCACTTGCCGTTTTAAATCCAAGCTTTAACCCTTCAAATGCTTTCTGAGCTACAAAATCCCCCAACTTATCTTCATCAAGTTCTTCAATAAGTTTCTGGAGCCACTCAATAAAGTTCATTCTTTCTTCCTCTCAACTTTTCTTGGAACTCTTTTACCTTCTACAGTATAAGCTCCAATCCCTCCTTCAATCATCCCTTCATAGAAATTCATTGCGACTTTCTCGGCCTTATAATCAGGATTGTCTTCTGAGCCTGAAACTTCTACAACTTTCCCTTTCTGTTCTTTCCCAAGTAAGATTATTTCATTGTCTCCCACTCCTTCTCGAAACTGAATTTCAGAGTGATAAAGAACTTTCCCTACAGGGACAGTTGCTTCAAGGACAAAACTTTTATAAGTAGGACTTGTGAAACAAGATGCTACTTCTTGACTTTCTGACCAGGAAGATACAAACTTTGTACCAAGATTTTTTTCTTCTCCTTCTTTAGCCAGTTTATTATCATGGACTCCCCTGTAAATCTTCATCTCTCCATCAGGGTGCTTCCTCCTCAAATAACTCTGAGTTATCATATAAGTTTTCAGAAGCCCTGCTTCTGCTTCCCCTGATTTACTCGAAAAGGCTTTCTTTGCATATTCTTCCATCCCTTTAGGAGAATCGCTTCCAATAGGAGCCCCAATATATCCATCAATAGCCCTTCTAACTTCAGGAAAATCTTTTTCTACAAGCAATTGCTCTTTCCTCAGCCCTTCAACATTAAGCTTACTCAAATACTCTGAATATTCTTTAGGACTTCCCTTAGAAATCTTTTCATGCTTTTCATAATCTTCCTTAGTAATCTCTGGCTTCACAATATTAGTAGTCGCATTCAGGACCTTCCCTTCAGAGGATTCAATTTCATTCCTCAGCAACATCTTATTACTTATTAAATTAAATTCTTTCTTGAATTTTTCAGGAATCGATTTCCCCTTATCCAAATACTTCTCATATAAATCTCCAACGAAATCTTCATCCTTCTCACTTACTTCATAATCTTCTACATCAAGCTTCTCCTCTAAATTACTCCCTTTCCCGTTCCATTCTTTCAAGGCCTCCATTATCCCTTCAGGAGTAAAATTTAAAGCTTCAGGTCTCCAAGTTTTATGACCTTTTATCCCGCTTCCTTCACCTCCCTTCATGACTTCTTTAAAAATTCCATCTGTTTTTTTTTTAGCCTCTTCTCTTATCTTGTTCCAATATTCCTTGGCCTCTTCTAATATCCTTTGTTCTTCTTCTTCAGTCTTCACCGGCCCGTAAGCTTCGGGCATAGGAACAAAGCCAGCCTTTCCTGATAGTGCCCCTACATTTGCGGCCTTATCTACCCCCTTCAGTACATTTAGGGCACTATCAATAAAATTTACGGTTTTACCCCAATCCCATTCATCTTCATTTTCATCCTCATCTCCTGTTCCTTCTTCACCCATCTGTCCACTCGACTCTGAATCGCTTCCTTCTCCGCTGGGCTTATCCCATTTTTCATCTTCCCACTTTTCAAGTCCATCTCTGTCCCTCAACTCATTAACACTATTCAATCCGCTTCCAAGTCTCTTTTCATCAATCCCGGCCTGCTTCTCTTTCTCTTCTAAGTCCAGCTCTCTCACATACTCAAACTTAACATCTTTACTGAAGTGCTTCCAGACAATTTCCCTATTAAAATACTCTTCTAGAATCCTCAAGATAGGCTGAATGCTCTTCATCTTATGAATCTGCATCTGCTGAATTCCAGTCGCTCTATTCAAATCCTCAGTAAAACCTAACTCACTCGGACTCACCTTAAAGACCGCGAAAACCAATTTAGCAAACCATTTCTGACTATCCAACCACTCCATCTGCTGAGGAGTGAAGGGCATACTCTTAACAGTAGCTCCTCCTCCTGTAACAATCCACTTATTATATTTCCTCGGCCCTCTTAACTTCGCTTCATAATACGCCTGAGCTCTCTTAATCTCATCTATATCCTTTAATTCCGGTAAATCAATTTGCCCTCCAATGAACAAACCATTATCCCAGTACTTCTCTTGAGCCAATGTACTACTCATCATATAGCCAATTACACTTTCAATTACTTCCAGTGTACTTGATCCGTAAGGTTCCCGTGAACTGGGATACTGCTGTATATAAATCACTTCATCTGGATCAAATTGAATCGGCCTTCCCTGTGGATTTAACCAGCTATACTGCCAATACTGCCCCAGCTTTCCATACAAACTTGTATCCTTCAAGAAACTTCTTCCATCTCTACTATACAACTCAATCGGTTTGATAGTCCCCGACTTCTTAAGCTTCTGATCTTCGTCATAGGCATTTATTGGAAAAGCTTTTATTAAAACGCCGCAATCATAATAAAGAAATTCAGGAAGCATTGCTCTTTTAACTGTACTTAGCCCATTAGTCCATTCTCGACTCTCGAAAAATTCCACTACTTCGTCAATAATGGTTTGGTTGACTTCCTCTCCTTTCTTATAAGGAACAATGTTCCAATCAGCCATGGCGACACTATCAATAATATGTTGGGCACACATCCTTATCCAAACGCTTTTCTCCAGTTTCTCTAGCCTTTCATAATCAATATCTCTCGGTCTTCCGTAAGGAGGAGCAAGCCAAAAAGCCTCTGTATAAACAGCTTTCTTCTTGCTCCCTGTCCTTTCGTCATCTCCATTGCCCCACCACTCATCTCCGAAGCCCGGATGCATAGTAGATTCATCAACCCGAACTCCCAATAATTTTCCTGCTGCCTTTACCACTTCATTCTTTAAATTTATCGGCAGTCCATTATCACTTATCAATCTCAAGCAATCACCTTCATTAAATGTTTCGGGAACTTCGGAATCGACTGCCCGCAGACATCGCAATTCCCATTTATCACTGGATACTTCTCAGTAACTGTTCCATATTCTTCTCCGCAGTTTCCACAGAATACATATTCATAAGCATCATCTGGTCTAATCGCATCAAAGGGCAAATCTGTCTCAGCAACTCCCAAGCAGCTATTCCCTCCTAATGCTAACCTCAAAACAATCAGAGCGACACTATCAAGCATATCATCGTGAGCAAACGGAAACTGAGTCCATTGCTTCTGAAACTCCGGCATTCCCAAAAGCTCCGTTCTTCTAAGCAATACACTCTTATTTTCAAAGTGAGGAGCAATACTCACCATCTTGCTATACTTATTCGTATCTGTTCTTTGCCCTACTGCAGGAATCCAAGTAGTTGCCGCAATCTGCTGAGCCAGAGCCTTCTGATAAACATTATTCTCCAGCACAACTTCCTTAGCTCTCATTCCTGCTTTAGCGCACCTTGTATAAAACTCTCGAATTTTCATTAACTGAGTAGGGAAAGGCCATCGTCCATGCTCAAACTCTATAATAAACACTCTTCGCATCTTCTGCCAATAACCCATTAAGCAGAAAACCGTTTCATCTGCCCTCTCTTCCTCGCTTATAGCCAAATCCCCGCCAATATAAAATATCAACTCATCCAACGGAATATCTTTCCAATCATAATAATGTAACCAGTCAACATTCAAGCATTGACCTTTCATCCCGCTCGGATCATTCTGTTTCTCCCTATCAAACAGAATCGGCCCCGTCTGTAGCCTATCAATCAATAACGTCTTAATATCCCATTTTTCCGGCCACAGAACCTCATATTCTCCCTCAATCTTTACATCACTTACATATTCCTGCCCGTCATCATTAACACTATAAACATACTCATAGAAATCCGGATACTTAATAATAGCCTGGTCAATCTTCTTCTGCCATAACGGATTCTCAAGCAAACTCTGATAAATATCAGTATAATGTTTCCTTGTCCCCGTTACTATCCACTGAGTCCAGGGCTCACAAAGCTGGCCGATAGTACCAAAAACCCAATTCTCCATAGTCTCCATTCGCATTTCGGTCTTAGTATTCTCGTCATCAATTATATCATCACTAATAATAATATCAAAGTGCCCTCCAGTAATGGCTCCTCCGGCCCCTACTGCTTCCACTGTTGGGTCTTTCAGTTTCCGGCCCTCTTTATCCCTGACGCACCAAATCGGCCCGCCTCCCTTATTCAAAATAAGATTGCCGTAATCCTTCCGAATCCTTTCATTATTCCTTAACTCATTCCTGATAGTCCCCAAAAGCTTATTCGCTTGACCTCCTGTCTTACTAACCAACAGTATCCTTACATTGGGAATATTACAAATGGCCCATACAGGAAACGCATGACAAAATACAGTAGTCTTCCCGTGATCCCTCGGACTAAGCATTAAATGCCTATCCCTATCACAGTAAGAATACCATTTCTCTTGGTGATCTGGAATATCCAAACCCAGATAATACCTTGCAAAAAATGCCTTGCTATACTTAGCTATTTCTTTAGGAGTAAGCTGCTTCAAGGCTGCTACAATCTCAGGATCATCAAACTTCATCAGCATCCTCAGTTAAATTCTTAGCAAGATAATCCCCAAAATCCTTAATGACCTTTTCAGGTATCTTTACATTCAAATTAACTTCAGACTCTGTCCGCTCCGCTACCTTCTCTAGCAACCCCAAACTTTGTGCGACACCCAGCTTCTCCTTCTGAGTTCTCACAACAAAATTCAGACAATCAAGCCTTCCCGAACTCGCTTCGTGAATCTTGACAGCCTCTTCAGTAGCCCAGTCAGCAGCATAAGCAAAATTCTTAAATGCTTTGTCTACAACATCCTGAGACTTGGCCAAAATAGCATCTCGGCCAATAACATCTATATCATTAAAAATAGTCTGCATCGAAAAGCCTTCAGATTCAGCAATTTCACGAACCGTGAAACCTTCCAAAAGCTTCGCCTGTACTCGATTTCGTCTTAATTTTCTATCTGTTCTGACTGTCCCAATCATTTTTTCACCGTTTTTAAAAATTTTTTTCTCTCTTACTCCTTCTTTATCTCCCTCCTCACATAAATACTCTCCTGCCCACAATCCCCACAAACCTTACAAATCAAACATCTCTTCCAATTTATCCCTGCCTGGCAAATCTTCCTCCCCTCCAACATCATATCCATAACTTTCCAAAATCTTATCCAATTCTTGATAGCCCTCCTCATCTTCTCCCTCAACAGCTGCCTCTTCTCCATTGGGGGCACTATCAACAAAATCTGCCTTTACATAAAATACGCCTCTTCCTCTTCTTGTGCCTTTCACACCTTCAATCTTCTTGTAGGCAGCCTTGTCCCCACATCCAAACTCTTCCTTGATCCTCCTGATCAATTCCTTACTCCTTAACTCTTCATTGCCCTCGAACAAATCTCTGATTCTAATTTCCTTTGGCAATACATTCCCATTATACAAGCAGCTTTCAACTTCACTTAAACTTTTTTCTTGCCTGAATATCTCCTTAGTAGTTCCATCTACAAATATAACATATGTCGATGTTACCACTTTCTTAACAGGAATCATTTTTCCTCTTGCTCCTTTTATCAATCAGAAGTTCCTTCTCTCCAATCCTGTTGAAAAAATCTTCTCCTTCAATTTCATTAGTGAAAAGAAGCTCATGAACCTTACTTCCTCTCAATACTCCATACACTTCCACCTTAGCATAAATCTTTGAATATTTCCTTGTCACTTTTCTCTCCTCCTATACACTTCTCCTGATTTGCAAAATATGGTCTTATCTTCTTCAAGCAGTAACCTTACCAAATATCCTACTCCTTCTTTCTCTAAGAACAAAAATATCTTACAGGTTCTATACAAATGATTCCATGAATCAGTATCCTTGAAAATCTCACTTTCCTGATAGCCCTCTATCAGGACAATTGTAGACTCCCTTTCCAGGCCTCTTCCTTTATACTGGTCTGTTAATCCTTTTGCTCTGCCTTCAAGCTTCTGCTCTTTTATGAAATTAAGAGCCTCCTGGTTATTCTTCCCCAATATCCAAATCATCTAATTCCTCTTCACAAGATTCTATGCCATATCTTATGCCGTTCAGAATCTTCTCTTGTCCTCTGATTACTCCAAGCTTGAAAACAATCATCAACTCATTCTTGTCGATTTTTGGATAAGCTGTTTGAAGTAATTCAATTGCTTTGTCTTCATTATAATCAGTGATCCCTTTGACAAATTTTCTCAGGTCTTCTTCATTCACATTTACATCTCCGGCCTGTAATAATAAACCTTCACTCCAATTCTTTCCGTTTTTAGCCCTGCTCTCTTAATCTTGTTATAAGCAGTGACTGTGGACACTTTCCAGTAAATACAGCATCTCTCTTTCAGCTCACTGGCTAAAATTTTTTTGTCCGCCCCAAAAATTTTTAATAAGTCATTTTTTACATTTTTCCCAATATTCAACTCCTTTAATATAGTGCTACTTATTAAAAATTTCTCTCCGTCCTTTACTCCGTACACTTCAATCTTATCAAAATCCATATTTTTTCGCTACTCCTAGAAGCCTTCAAAGCCTCTACCTACTACAACGCTGTCTTTCTATATATACCTTTCTATTTTTAATATTTTTAACTTGTTTTAACTTCTATATTTTTTTAAAACTATCCTTTTTCTCTTCAAAAAAAAAACTAAGAAAACATTCATTTCTTCTTCTTAAAAATATTAATACTTTATGGCTTCTTCCGATATTGAAAATTTTGAGAACTATCTATATTATTTTAGTGGAAAATAATTCATGTTTCTCCCGTTATTGTTTTTTCATTACTTTCGCTATCTTTAAGAAAAAGAAAGAGCGTATAAGGGAAGGAAAGTATGCATATATATATGTATATACTTTTTTAATATATTTTTATATTATATAATGCATTTTACACAAACTATCCTATCTTATGCCAGTCTCTTTCCTTCCTATAGGGGGGGCCTTTAAAATCTTTAGGATAGGATAGTGATAAAATAAAAAACTGTCTAATCCCTTTAATTCAAAAATAAACACTTAATAAACCTTTTCATTATTTTCCCTGTAATACTCTTTAAAGATAGTTTTTGCTAAAAATCATTAACGGCAAAATACTATCCTTTTTCCCCAAATATCAGCCATCACTTTTCTCAGACAAATATTTTTCAATTAAAGGATAGTTATCACCATATAACCTAAAAATCTAAAAATCTAAAATTTTTCCCATTCCTATCCTAATCCGATAATCTACCCACAATTCTTTCCTAATCAGGATAAAAAACCTCTAAAACCGGATAACTCCAATTTCAATTCTCTAAAAACACTATCGGGCAGCCTATACTTTTTCTCTACTAAAACGCCCTATTATACTAGACTAAACCATCCTAAACCATTTTAATACCTATACTCTTATAAATCTAAATTTCCTTTAAACCAAAAGCTATTTATACTTTTAAACCCTTCTAATATATGGAAGCGTTAATGCTTCCTGGAGGAAAATGAAAACTAAAGCAGAGATTTTAGCCAAAATAGAAGAGCTTGAAATGGACCCAAGGTTATCATACCCTATGGCATCTGTCTTTGTGAATGCTCCTCTTGCCTTAATACAGATATCTCTAAAAACCAAAATTCAAACATTAAAATGGGTACTTGATACCTAAAGGAGAAAACAAAATATGACTGAAACACCAATAAATGAAGAAACATATACTCGGAAAGAACTTCCTGCAAAACTTCAGAAAATCTTTACAGGCCGTCTCAGCTCTGCTGGTCAGGTTGTAATTCCTGCACAGCTTCGCTCAGGTAAACTGACCTCAGACCTCTACCCTATCCCTGAAGGGGCAAAATGTGAACTTAAACTTATCGCAATCCACTATCCGGAGAAATAAACATGCCAACAATCAATGTAACACCAGTAATGCTTGAAGAAATTGCTGAAAAAGCAAAACTCGACCCAGACTTTGTCAAAGACCTCTATT